GCGACGCTCGCCCGCCTGCAAGGGTTCGCCAGTGGAGGCACGTGATGGCTATACGGACACTTGGCACGACAACAACGGTTATTCTTTCGGCGTTCACGGTTGGGGTCAATGATGTGATCCCGGCCGACGTGGCGACCATGAACACGCAAATCCGTGCTGACGAAGTTTCGCAAGGCTTCTTCGGCAAGGGCAACAACAGCGGGCAGGGCGTTACCCCGTCCGCTGTCGGTAACACTCGGTTTCGTGTCAACCAGCCGTACATGAACAACGGCTATCTGATCATCCCTAATCGCGGCAAACTGACGTTGCGGGTTGGGGATATTGTGGCTTGGGACAATACTGGTGTCGGCTGGCCGATCGTCGTCTCGGGTGATGCGATCGTGGCCAATGGCTCTACGAGCAGATGGGTTCTTACATGACGCGCGAAGAGACCAACGACGCCCTCAGCGAGATCGACGCTCGCTTGCAGGCTTCGACCCTGACGCCTGAAGAAATGGCGGAAGCCAGCAAGCGTGCGCGCGAGCATGTGCGCGAAGCGCGCAAGAAGAAGGCGATCGATGAGGCTTTCAAGAAAGCCGTTGTCGACGAGGAGCGCGAGTACGAGCCCAATGATCAGCTCACCGATATCATGATCGATCTGCCGAAGTTTGCAGCTTTCGTGCGGCTCGATCACGTTGTCTACTATCATGGGCTTGTCTATGAAGTTCCGACGGTCAAGGCCGCTACCATCCTCGATATCATGGCGCGCTCCTGGGAGCATCAAAGTGAGATCGAAGGCAAGCGGCGGCGTGGTGACGATGCGCTGCGACCGCGGCATTTCCGTATCGGGAAAGAGCACGAGGGCATGTCGCTCAATCGGCTTGAGGACTTGAAACAACTGGCGAGGATTTGATGGTTGAGAAGCCGCGAAAGACTGTCGTTTCCGGAGAGGATTTGGCGATCGGAATCCAGTTCACCACGCAGTTCTCCGGGAATCGGCAGTTGTCATTCTCGACCGCGTGTCCGCAGGATATCCACGACACCGATCTGGCAGTGCTGCTCCGTCGTCTATCTACGGCGGCCGATGCGCTCGACGCCACGTATCAGTTGCGCGCCTTGCGCGCTGAAATGGACTATTTCGAGAGGGAGCTCGCCACCAGCCGGCAGCAGCAGGAGAATTACGAATTCGCCGCTGCGACTGAGTTCTCTGCCCGTGGGCGGCAAGGCCCGCTTGTTCTTGGCGCTTCGCAAGAAGCGGCGATCAAGAACTACAAGACTACACAAGAAAGTCTTGCGGGCAAGATACTCAAGTTGCGTGAGCAGATCGCCGACATGGAGAAACTCGTTGAGGTTGGTTGATGCCTCTGACCAGTGCGCAGATATGTACGCTTGCCCGACAAGATGCACGTTGCCCCGGCTTCACCTCGCAGTCGGGGCAACTGCTCAATATAATTCTGGCTGATCTTTGCCAGACCTATGATTTTGACGTAACCAAGCAGACCTTCAATTTCGTTCTTCGGACTTCGACCATCAACAGCCTCGGGCAGGCGTTCCAGAACCTGCCGACGAATTATCTGCGCACGATTCGCTACGAGACTTTCTACGTGATCAGCGGCGTGCCTTACCCGATGATTCACGCCGATCTGGAAGAGTACGACATGCTGGTGCAGCAAGCCAACGTGTCCAATTTCCCGGTGTTTTTTGCCACCGACATGTCGCTATCTGGCATGACTAACAACGGCACGCCGGGTGTACCGGTGATGCTGTTCTGGCAGCTGCCGTCCGGCTCCTTTCCAGCGACGCTGCGCTACTATTCGCAGATGCCTGACATCACGACGCCTGAGACCTCCAGCGTCGTGCCGTGGTTCCCAAATCAGACCTACCTTCGCCGCCGCCTGGCGGGTGAGTTGATGGGGTTGACGGACGATGAGCGGCAGAATCAATTTTTGAGTGATAACGAAGACCAATTCCCGCAGGGTGCGGGTGTGATGTTGCGCAAATACCTCATGATGAAGGACGACAAGACCGATCGCGTGAAGACCGTTACGCTCGATCGGCGCCGCTTTGGCACTTCGTTCGATCGCTTGAAGAACACCAAGACCATAGGTTGGTGATGACGTACCAGACCAAGCCCAATATGCAGACGGAGATCAACACTAACCTGCCTGACAACACGACAGGAGCGATTACGCCTTCAATTTTGCGAACTACGTTAGGTGATATGCTGGACTCATGGCAGCAGATTGGTAATGTCAATTCGCAGGTGGGGACTACCTACACGGTTGTTGTTGGCGACAATGGCAAGCTTCTGACGTTGAACAATGCGGCTGCAGTCGGAGTGGCCTTGCCGCAGGCAACGACCAGCTTTGCTGCTTTTGCTTTTGCTGTTTCCAACCTTGGTGCTGGCACCGTCACAATTACTCCTGTGACGAGCACGATAAATGGGGCTGCAACATTTGCGCTGACCACCGGGCAAGCCGTATTCATTTATTCGGATGGCACCAATTATCAAACCATTCGAGCTGGCGCTACACCGCCACCAGCTTTAACTTCGCTCACCAATTCATTAGGGGCTGACGTAGCACTCAATGTTTCAGCCAATTATTTTGATGGGCCTAGTGTTGCGCAAGGCACCAGTGGCACGTGGTACGTTTCAGGTACGGTGACTTTGATTGACGCGACTACGGCGCCCGCTAACATTTTTGCCAAGTTGTGGGATGGGACTACGGTTATTGCTTCTGCCACGACATTCATAGGTACAACAAATTCAACAGCTTCTGTGAGTCTTTCCGGTGTTATAACTTCTCCAGCCGGTAATTTGCGAATTTCTGTTCGCGAGCCTGGGGCTACGACTGGCGTTATGAAGTTCAATTCGACTGGAAATTCCAAGGATAGCACCGTTACGGCCGTGCGGATTCAATAATGCAGCGCAACTCAAACCCCCTTCCTTGGAGGCCTAAAGGACTTTCTGATGTCCTTGATGCTACTGCTACGTTTCCAGGGGCGATGTCTTCGTTGCAGAATTTGATTCCTGATCCTTCGACACCGGAGTTGTGGCAGTGTCGTCCAGCTTCTTTGCAGATAGCTTCTTTCAGTTCTTCGGGGACGGCGTTCAGTTCTGGCTTCAGTTCAGGGTTTGGACCGTTCTTTTCGGGTAGCGGCACTTTTATTTCATGCCTGCTTGTTGTTGGCAATCTTGCTTTTGGAATGATTGCTTCTAATCGCAATCCTGGGCATGACGAGCCATTTTGTTTCAATCTTTTAACCAACGCTTTTATCTCGATTGGTGGCACGATTACGGCAACGACGACGCCGGCCAGTCCTCCAATAACGGGAGACTGGACGCCGCCGCAGATGGAGATCATTGGCTCCAAGGTGGTGGTCTGCCACATTGGTTTTACTGGTGTGGGTGGCAACTTCTTTGGCTGGTTTGATATCTCCAACCCGGCTGCGCCTTCTTGGAACGCGGGCAATTTCGCCGGACCTGCCGCGCTGGCTTTTACTGTTGCTCCTACAGGCGTTGCGCAGTTCAGTGGGCGAGCCTACTACATCCACAATGCTGTAGCGCAACCGGCTGTGTTCTGGAGTGATGTCAACAATGCAACTGTCAACACTGGCGCTGTCACTCCAGTTTTGACTTTTGGCGACAACATCGCTTTGACCGCTCTTGCTGGCCTGCCGCTGAACAACCAGCTTGGTGGCATCATTCAGTCATTGATGGTGTTCAAAGGCGCGACCAACATCTACCAAGTGACTGGCGATAGCAGCACTACCAATCTGGCGGTCAACTCGTTGAATGTGCAGACAGGCACCTTTGCAGCCAACTCGTTGACGGCCACCCCCAAGGGGCTGGCGTTCATCGCGCCTGATGGTTTGCGGGTGATCGACTTTCTTGCGCGCGTGTCTGACCCGATCGGCATTGATGGCAAGGGCATCAATGTGCCCTTCCAGCTTGTTGTCAATCCGACGCGCATCAACATGGCGTGTAATTCTAACATCCTTCGGGTCACACTCAAGAACGGAAATTTGGCAGGAGCGCCTACGCAGGAATATTGGTACGACTTCGCGCGCAACATTTTTCACGGGCCGCACACATTCCCGGCTTCAATGATTCAGCCGTACCTTAACACGTTCATCATGACGCCTACCAGCATTCTTGGCAGTTTATGGCGAAGTGATTCTGTGCAGTCGTTGACTTCGACATTTGTCGAAAACGGCGTACAGATGACGTGGCAGGCATTTACGCCTTATCTGCCTTCAACCGAAAAAATAACCAACAACTGCATGACCGAAGGCACGATCGATTTGCAGTTGGCGCCTGGCACGCCGCCAATCACTGTGTCCATGGTCAATTCGCAGGGGGGTGCGATTGATCTGGTGCAGATATCCGGTTCAGCAATTGCTACGATTTGGGGTTCGTTCACGTGGGGGGCGGCTCCATGGGGTGGGCAGACAAATTTTCTTGCGCCACG